ACTGCTACATCAGGAGCTTTATTTGTTGCTCCTACACCAGATCAAAATTATAAATACATCATTCATTATAACGCTCAACCAGCTGGTTTAGAGACTAATACCGCTGGAACTTATGTAAGTAATTACTTCCCACAAGGCTTATTATATGCATGTTTAGTAGAAGCATTTATGTTTTTAAAAGGTCCAACAGACATGTTGACACTATATGAAAATAGATATAAAACTGAACTACAAAAGTTTGCAGCAATGCAAGTTGGAAGAAGAAGACGAGACGATTACACGGATGGAACAATAAGAATACCAATCGAGTCACCGCCTCAGTAATTAGGAGAAATTTTTTATGGCAATAACATCAGCAGTATGTAACAGTTTTAAAACAGAAGTTTTACAAGGCATACATAATTTTACAGCATCGCTGGAAACACTTTTAATTTAGCTTTATACACAAGTAGTGCTACTTTAAATAAATCAACAACAGCTTACAGTTCATCAAACGAAATAACTAACACATCAGGATCTGCTTATTCTGCAAAAGGAAAAGCACTTACAAGTGTAACACCTGCTTTATCAACTGACACTGCATGTTGTGATTTTGCTGATATTTCTTGGACATCAGCTTCTTTCACAGCTAACGGTTGTTTAATTTTTAATGACACTGCAGCAGGTGATCCAGCAGTTTGTGCAATAGCATTTGGTGGAGACAAAACTGTATCAAGTGGAACTTTTACAATTCAATTTCCAGTAGCAGACGCATCTAACGCAATTCTTCGGATAGCATAAGGAGGGACTCCTTATGGCATCTATCTGGGGTGGTGATAGTCCTTTAGTAGCCTGGAATGAAAATTCCTGGGCATCCAATACCATTACAATTTCTTTAACCGGCGTTAGTACTACAAGCACAGTTGGTTCTCTAGAAGCTTTTAATGAAGAAGGCTGGGGACGTCAAGAATGGGGCAACTCTGGTTGGGGTGTAGAATATGCTGTACAACCAACAGGTGTACAATCAACAACATCAGTTGGAAGCCTTACCGCTTTTGATACACAAACTGTTATACCAACAGGTGTAGAAGCAACATCGAGTGTTGGTTCTCTTACACTAGCTTTAGATGCAATTATAACTCCAACAGGTCAACAAGCTACAACAGAACTTGGAACTTTTGATAATGCTGGTACTTTAGTTGGTTGGGGTAGAAATGGTTGGGGTGAAGAACCTTGGGGAGATTCATTTAATAAATTAGTACAACCAGCAGGATTAAGCACAACATCTAGTGTTGGTTCTTTAAATTTAAATTTAGAGTCAGTAGTATCTCTAACAGGATTAAGCACAACTTCTAGTGTTGGTACATTAACTCTTAATTTAACTTCTGTAATATCTCCAATAGGAGTAAGTGCAACATCAAACGTAGGAAGTATTTCTCCGGCTGATGTTATGGGTTTAACTGGATTAAGTACAACATCAAACGTAGGAAGTATTTCTCCGGCTGATGTTATGGGTTTAACTGGATTAGGGACAACCTCTTCCGTAGGTGAAATAACTATTACAGCTTCACCTGTTATAATTCTAACAGGTGTTAGTGCTACCTCAACAGTAGGTTTAATATCTATTGAAGACATGCAAATAGGTTTAACTGGATTAAGTACAACATCGTCAACAGGATCGATTAGTCCAGCAAATGTTGTGGGTTTAACAGGAGTAGAAGCAACTTCTAGTGTCAATGCCGCAGGATTAATTTTTAAATATTATCAAAAACTTGATCCTAAAACAAGCACTGGATATACTACTAAAACACCTAAAACAAGCACAGGATATACTATTAAAACCCCTGCATAATTATATTTGACTTAAACATAAATAAACAATATAAATACATACATAATTATTTAGGAGATTAAAATTTATGGCATCAACATATTCATCAGATTTAAAACTTGAACTAATGGCAACTGGCGAAAACGCTGGTACATGGGGAGATAAAACAAACACAAACTTAAACGTAATTCAACAAGCTATCGCTGGTTTCGAACAAGTAACACTTTCAAGTGGTGGTACTTTAGCACTCGTAATGTCAGATGGTGCCTTATCTAACGCAAGAAACATGGTAATTAAATTTGCCACAGCAACTATTGCTGCTAGCACAGTTTGTACTATTCCAGATTCAATAGAAAAATTTTATATATTTGATGCAACAGGTTTAACTAATCCAACTAACCTTACAATTAAAACTGCATCCGGATCGGGTTTTACTTTAGACGCTGCTAAAATTTACGCAGCATATTCAGACGGAACTAATTTAACTGAAATTTCATTAGACACTTTAGGTGGTACAATTTCTGCCGCAAGTCTTACAGGACAAATTGCTACGTCTCAAATTGCAGACGATGCAGTAACTCAAGCAAAAATTGCTGACGATGCAGTGGGTGCAGACCAACTTGCAGCAAACGCTGTAGTAACTGCTTCCATTGTTGATGCAAATGTAACTACTGCTAAGATTGCTGATGCAAATGTAACTACTGCTAAGATTGCTGACGATGCTGTAACTGCAGATAAATTAGCAAACACTGCGGTAACGCCTGGATCTTACACAGCTACTGACCTTACTGTAGACGCACAGGGAAGAATTACTGCTGCTGCTAGTGGATCAGGAGGAGGAGGAGCTGATACAGGTGCACTAGTATTAAAAGATATTATTGGTGGCCCTGCTTCAGGAACTTACACAGCCAACTCTAATGCTAAATCAGTTTATGTAATGGCGATAGGTGGAGGCGGAGGCGGAAACCAAAGTAGCTTTGGTGGCTATGGTGGATTTGGAACTTATTTTGAAGATATTTCTGGATCTCCAGGATACACTGCTCCTTACTCTGTTGGTGCTGGTGGAAACATGGGTGGTACAGGGGGAACAACTACATTCACTTCTCCTTTAACTCCAGCTACACCACTAAGTTGCACAGGAGGTGTGGGGTCATCTGGAGGAAGTAATGGAAGTTCTACCAACTCTTTTACTGATATAAGCACATTAGATTTCTTTGCAATTAATACAAATCCAAATAGAAACGCTGGAACTTTTTACATGGGTTTACCTGCAGGTAATGCTGTTGGTAGTACATACAGCGGAAATAGACAACTTTTAGGACAAGGTGGTCAAAGTATTGGAGGATCTCCGATACCTGCTCCTTCTTATTTTGGAAGTCAGGGAGCTATTGTAATTTATGAAGGATTTTAATTATGAGTAAATGGGCTATTTTTAGTAAACATTTAAACGAAAATAATTTTTATAGACTTGCTTATACAGACGAGATTAAAGATTATTATTTTGATACAAATATTTATACTCCCGTTGTTTTAACAGAACAGCAGTATGGAGATATTTTAAAGAAAAATAAAAAAGTTGAATATAACCACAGTACAAATACTTTAAATTTAACAGATATAAACTACGAACAAGAAATTATAGACCGTGGGTTTACTGTAAGTTATTTAGATGCTGAGGGAGCGACAGCTGAAAAAGAAGGCATTATTGCCGCTATAGATCTTTATTTAAAACATCACGATTCTAGCGCTCCAGGACAAACTTGGATTAATTCTAAAAAAACAACACTAAATAATTTAAATGTTTCTACAATTGATTATACGCAAAATTTTAAAAATTTTGTAACTGCACTAGAAAGCACAGGTGAAGAAGCGTTTGACGTTACTCTAATACCATAGTATACAGTTCCTATGTTTTATAAAGACATAGAGTTTATCGCTCATGAAAGCTATATAGATAATAAATTTGATGAGGACAGCTGGCCAAAACCAGCTTCACAATTTGTACCAAGCTGGTATAAAGAAATTAAGCACTCACTTAATGAACATACTGTTAAAGGATGTATGCCATTTTTGGATTCTTTAACTGCGGGTTATATAATAACAGTGCCTCAAGATATCAGAGTACAAAAAAAGATAACTGAAAGAGGTGAGGAATTTTTTTGGAGTTTTGCTTATAAGAATTCATCTCTAAATCCTTTAGCTATAAATATTAATACTGCATTAGTAGAATCCTTGCACCAACCCCAACAACTTGGTGCTAAATGCCCTTATCATAAAGTTAATAAAGAAAATAATGGATATCTTAAAATTATGAATCCATGGACAGTTAAAACCCCTCCAGGTTATTCTTGTTTGTTTACACCTCCTTTAAATAATCCCGATTTTAGATTTCAAGTAATTTCAGGAATAGTAGACACTGATATATTTAACCAACCTGTTAACCTTCCAATAATAACAAATACCTTACATAAAGATATTGAAGATTGTTTAATTAAAAAGGGAACACCACTTGCACAAGTTATTCCTTTCAAAAGAGAAAACTGGAAATCTAGTTATAAAAAAGACAAGGGTAGGGATTTGCTTTATAAATTTAATTTATGGAAATCTACCTTTATCTGGACCTATAAAAATAAAGTTTGGAAGAAAAAAATATGGAAGTAAAAACAGCAATTAAGATATATGACGATGTTTTACATTTACCTACATTAGGAACATTTATAAAAGTTATTAATTCATTTAAGTTTAATCAAGCTGGGCTAGTAGGAAACGCTGATAACCCACTTGTTGTAAACGAAAAAATTAGAAAAGTATTTGATCACAGTATTAGACTAAATGGAGAAAGTCGAACTGAAACACATTGGTGGAATTTGTTATATAAAATATTTACAGACCATATAATTAAATACTGTAAAGAACTTAATTTAAATCCTAACCACACTGTAAAAAAGTTAGAGGAAATAACTGTTTTAAAATATGAAGATACTGGTCATTACGATTGGCATTCAGATCATAATTTTCTTGCTCCTCGAACATTAAGTTTAATTTATTTATTAAATAATGATTATGAAGGCGGAGAACTTATGTTCAAAAACATAACTACAGACGAAATTATAAAAATAGAAACAAAACCAAACAGGCTTATAATTTGGCCAAGTAATTTTCTTTACCCACATAAAGTTGACGCAGTTACGAAAGGAACAAGGTATTCAGTTGTATGTTGGGGACTTTAAAAAAAGATTTTAAATATAAATTAATAGATAACTTTTTTAGTAAAGAAGAGTTAATTATTTTAAATAACTATGTAGATATAAAACATAAAGATAATAGAAAAAGTTTTGATTTTAATCAATCTAACACCATGGATACATACTTTTTTGCTGACCCATTGATGGAAAGTTTTATGTTACAAAAACAATCTTTAATGGAAAAAGAAACTAACCTTAAACTTTTACCAACATATTCTTTTTGGAGAATGTATACATTAGAAGCTGAACTAAAAAAACATAAAGACAGACCTTCCTGTGAAATAAGTGTTACTGCCATGATTGGTTCGGATGGCACACAATGGCCGATATACATAGAGGGTAAACCTTTTCATTTATCTGAGGGACAAGCTATGATTTATTTAGGTTGTGAATTAGAACACTGGAGAGAACCTTTTAAAGGTGACTGGCATGCTCAAACTTTTATGCATTATGTGGATGCAAACGGAGATAACAAAAACTATAAATGGGATAGAAGAGGCTTTGTTGGACAAACAAACAATACTGCATGAAAATATTATCTATAAACACAAGTCACCATGCTTCTGTATGTGTTGTTGAAGATGGCATAGTAACTTTTTATTTAGAATCTCAAAGAATAGATCGAAAAAAATATTCATCTGATTTAGAACCTGCTTTTACTACTTTAAAGGGAGCAGAATTTGATATGTGTATTTTTTCAGGATATGAAAATCATATTACAGTTGTAGAAAAAACTAAAGATAAAATAAAAACATTAAAAGAAAAATATAAACTAAAATGGGATCGTGAAGAATTTATAAATCATCATCATTTTAATCATGCTGCTTGTGCTTTTTTTAACTCAGGTTTTAAAGAATCTTACTGTATTGTTGCTGATGGTAGTGGTATTCATCAACATAAAAATAATAAGTATTTAGGAAGAGAAATTTTTTCTATTTATAAATTAAAGCATCCTAACCAAAGAGAATTAATATATCAAATATGTGCTAATCCAGACGGGTTATTTTATCAAGAAGGAAACCAGGTGTCTGAAAACACTTTTAGTTTAGGTACAATGTTTGAAACGGTACAGAAGATTGTAGAAACAAAAGAGCCCGGTGGAGTAATGGGTTTATCAGCTTATGGTAGATATAATAAAAATATCAAAAGAATATTAAAAATAAATAAAACAGGATTTTCTACAAATTTAAAAAACCTATACAATTTATTATCTTATTTTAAAAAAGATGATAACCAATTTAATGCTCAAAACATATCTTATAGAGTTCAAAAAGATTGTGAAAGTATTGTAAAATTTTTTATTAAAAAAATATTAAAAAAAGAAAAAGACGCAAACATATGTCTTTCAGGAGGTTTCTTTCAAAACTGTGTAGCTAACTATGAGTTTTTAAAAACATCTTCTAACATCTATGTAGATCCATGGAGCCATGATGGAGGAACAGCTATTGGTGCGGGTTTAACTGCTTATTATGAATTAACTAAAGATCCTACTATAAGAACTTTAAAAAATTTATATTTAGGTCCTAAACAAGAAATAAAAAAAATTGTAAAATTAAATGTTACAGTTGAAGATTCTAATAATTGGTCTTTAAAATATGTCTTAAAAGGAGAAGAAGCAACGCCTAAACAAGTAGCTAAATTAATTTCTAATAAAAAAGTAGTTGCTATATTTCAAAGCAGATCAGAAGCTGGACCAAGAGCTTTAGGAAATAGGTCTTTATTATATGATTCTAGAGACCCTAAAGCTAAAGAAGTAGTTAACTTAATAAAAAAAAGAGAATGGTATAGACCCTATGCGGGAACTATTATTCAAGAACAAGCGCACGAGTGGTTTGATTTAAGGGGGAAAAAAGAAACACCTTTTATGTCTTATGCCTTAAAAGTTAAAAAAGACAAAGAAAAATTAATACCTGGTATTTTACACATCGATAATACATCTAGAATGCAAACACTAAAATATGAGGATAACCCAAATTATTATAACTTATTGAATGAGTTCTATAACTTAACAGGTGTACCTACTTTTTTGAATACCTCTTTAAACTTAGCGGGAGAACCCTTAGTAGAAACATTTAGTGACGCTTTGTCTTTTATAACTAGGTGTAAAGTAGACTATTTATATTTACCTGAAAAAAACTATATAGTTGTTAAGCATGAAAAGTGATAAAAATTATTTAGTTGAGTATTTATTTCCTACCCCAATATTAAGCACCGTTCTTGAAGGAGAAGATATTGAATTAGTTCAAGGTGAAATTTCAAATAAAATTAAAAATTTAAAATTTAATAAAAAACAAGAATGGGGAGACACTCATGCTTTAAGTTCTACTGACTTTAAAAAATGTGTTATCAAAGAATTAAATTTAATTAATTTTAGAAAAATATTACATATAAACTTAAAAAAATATTGTGATTCAATTAATTTTACTCCTAAAAATTATCTTAGCGAATCATGGTTTACTTTGTTTAAAAAAAATGATTATGGTCATTCTCATATTCACGGCAATGCAGATATAAGTGGAGTCTACTACTACAAGACAAATGAAAAAGATGGAGATATTTTATTTGATAATCCAAGCCCACAAGTGCAGATGTCAAAATGTTTTAGTTTAAATTCGTCTTGGAAACATACACCTAAAGTAGGTAAACTTTTACTTTTTCCAAGCTATTTAAGACATAGTGTACAAAGAAACACCACAGAAGAAGACAGAATAAGTTTATCTTTTAATATTACTTTTTTTCCTGAAAGCTATGATAACTCTAATATACGATAATTTTTTAACAAAAGAAAAATGTTTGGAATTAAAAAACACTCATAATCCGAATCAACCTATATTTAGAGACACCTATCCCATGCCTATAAATTTAAACAATACGTTGTTAGATAAAATAAATAAAGTATCTTTAGGACTGGCTAATTCTATCGTAGACTGGGCTCAGATTGTTTATTGGCCTACAAACTCTTATCAAAAATTACATTATGACACAGCATCACCAGAAACAACTTTGTCTTCGATTTGTTATTTAAATGATTCTTTCACAGGTGGACAAACTTATTTTGATGAAGGAACTATATTTTCTGTAAAAACAGGAAGAATAATTTTTTTTGATGGAAATTATTTTTTACATGGTGTAAAAAAAATAGAATCTGGAGACAGATATACTTTAGCTATATGGTATAAGAAAGCATCATGATATTAAAAAAAGCTGCATCTAAAGAACTGTTAAATTTAATTTATAGAAATGCTTTGAATAGTAAAAATTGGAATTTTTTATACCCACGAAATAATGAAGAAAAACATGCTAAAATAAATGTTTACTCAATTGAAGAACAACATGATGTTAAAGATAAATTTTTGTTAGGTTTATGCACAAGCCTTTTGTTGGAAGTTTATAAAAATGGAGGTAAAGATTATTTTAATAATAATTTTCCATCTTACATAGGTATAAGTATGAAAGATCAGTTTAGGTCTGATAACTTACATACAGACGAAGATCCTCATTATAAAAAAAATATAAAAATACTAGGTTTACTTAACCCAGAATGGAAAAAAGAATGGGGAGGTGGTTTTGTACATGGGGAAAAAATATATTCAATAGAACCTGGTGATTTCGTTGTTTTTGATTCTACAGTTTTACATAAAGCTGAAGATATCACAATAAATAAAAAAAGAATTGCTTTAGATTTTTCTTTGGATGGGATTTAATGTTTGATTACACAATTAATATAATGCCTAAACAATTAGATCTATTTTTATTAGAAAGTAAAATACAAGATATGTCTTGTATAAATTATTTTAAAGAAAAAATAGATGCAGGTGTTATTAATTCTGACAATAATAAAAAAACTAATGTAAAAGGTAAAATGACAGATTGGAAATATTTTAATGATGATGAAGTGCTCCATAAATTTTTAAGAGAAATAAACCACCTTATGTTTAAATTTGTACTTCCACATCAAAAACTTTTACTTCAATCTTCTTGGGGAAATATTCTACAAGGAGAAGATTATGTAGAACAACATGATCATATAGGTGCTAATATTTCTGGTGTTCTTTATTTAACTGATATAGGTCCTGGACTTGATTTTCCTGATTTTAAGAGAACTATTAAAGAAGAGACAGGTAAATTTATATTATTTCATCCCAATAGTTCTCATGGTGTAAAAAAAACAAATCTAAAAGAAAAAAGATACACTTTAGCTTTTAATGTATATGCAACAAATTATTGGGAATAGTGAAGATATTTATAAAAGTTCTATCGAGATTGATACTTTTAAAATAATAGAATATTTTAATAAAAATAATCACCTTGTAAGGTCACAAAAATTAGATAACACTACGGTTAATTATCTTTCTATAAATTATACTTCTGATAAATACGTTTTAAATATACGTAATCAAATAAATTCTTTTGTATCCGACAAAATAAAAGACCATCGTCTACTTCAATCTGATATAGTTGAATGGTCAGAAGGGTCTAATATGAAACCTCATAAAGACCTTTATGAATCCGGTCATCACTATGTTGCTATATTATATATAAATGATGATTATGAAGGAGGAGAAACTTTAATTGAATTTAAAAATAGACCTCTCAAAGTTTTTCCAAAAAAAGGTAAAGTGGTTTGTTTTAATGGTATGGATAATATGCATTCTGTGTGCCCTATATATAAAAGTAAAAGATACACAATTATTTCTTGGTTTTGTAAAGAAATTTAAAGCTATATTTTTTAATCAATAAATTGTATATAGTATATAATTATGCTACAGAAACTAGGATTTTTACCAGGATTTAATAAACAAGTAACCTCAACAGGTGCTGAATCTCAATGGACAGACGGCGAAAATGTACGTTTTAGATATGGTACACC